CCAAGCCGATCGAGCAACATGTGTTGTTCGTGAAGCAGATGTCTCAGGTTCTTGCAGCTAGCGGAGGACCCCTGTGTAATGACTTGAATAAGCTTATACAGGATGAAAGATTCCGCGAAATAGTCGAATTTTCTATCGACTACAGTAGGGGCTATGACTACTCTGATTATTGTTATGCCCGCCAGATTGTGGCTCTTGTTGAAAAGCAAGAGTTTCTCGATCTAGGGTACGACAAGAAAGGGGCAGCCATTAAGGCTTTTATTGCTGCTGAGGAGAAGTGTCGAGCTACTAACCTTCGCCTTGAGCAACCGTGTCCCGAACGGGACGTTAGCGCAGTATTATACTACGCTCAGCGAAAAATCACGGAAGTTCTCGGCGAATTGCCAACGTTCGATAAATTGGACTTCTTCTTTGGACCCGGAGCGACGACTAACGTCAAAGGGCGGCATGCAAACGCTAGGCGTAAGCTGTCGACCAGGATGGCGTGTAGCGAAGAGCTCTTGCCGATTGTGAGTGAGCTTCTAGTAGAGCTTCCTCTGTGGACGGAGGCTGTTGGGAAGTGTTCTCCAGATGGAGAGGTCACGTCCGTTCCAGTCGATGTCTCAGTTGGTAAACTTCACTTTGTGCCAAAAAACTCAAAAACTCTTCGGCCGATCTGTATAGAACCGGTCCTTAATAGCCTTTTGCAAAAGGGCTATGGATCGTTTATTAAGAGACGGCTGAGAAAGTTTGGGATTGATCTATTTGACCAGACGCGGAACCAAGAACTGGCCCGGGTTGGTAGTGAGAAGGGAAACCTCGCCACTATTGATCTGAAATCGGCCAGCGATACCGTGTCTTCTTCCCTAGTATTCGATCTTTTGCCCTATCAATGGGCCTCCGCATTGGCTGATTGCCGTACCGGAGTTGTCGAATGCGAAGGAGTGCTTCTCACTTTAGAGAAGTTTTCCTCTATGGGGAATGGCTACACATTTGAGCTGGAGAGCCTCTTGTTCTTCGGTTTGATTAGTGGTGTCGTCTCCTATATGAAACAAGTGGGCGAAATTGGAAATGGATTTGACACTGTTTTAGGTGTCTATGGGGATGATTTAATCATTCCCACTAACTGCTATGATCTAGCAGTGAAGGTCCTTTCCTACTGTGGGTTCGATGTGAACTTGCAGAAGTCGTTTTGCGCGGGCCCATTTCGGGAGTCGTGCGGTGCTGACTATTTCGTTGGTCGCGACCTTCGTCCGTTTTACCTCCGTAAGGAGATAAGCG